CCGCCAATTGGGCCCAGGAGTAAGTACCCTATGCCGAATCCAGCAAGGACAGTGAGAACCGTCCCAACCGGGAAGTCACTTTTCTTTGTTTCGGTTGAAGAGGGCACCGAGGTCTGTGGCATCGCTGTTGCCAGAGGAAGATCCTCTCTCAATAGTGCATTCCGCAACTTCCTTCTTTTCCTGCGACTCATATGAAGGTCTCCTATCCGCTTCAACTGCATCCCGGACCTGGTTTTGGTAACAATTCCAGTCCCTACCTTGGACACTAGATCTGGAAGGAACTTTGTTTATCTTTACCCTCACGGGTAGTAAACGGCCTTTATACCCAAAGTCGGACAGCGTTCGACCTGGATTAGGGCTAAGCTCATGAAGAGCTCCAAGTTCCGTTCTCACATTCACCCTTAGGTGTTTGTTATCCATTTCTCGTAGATAGTCCACTGAGTTCTCAACATAATAGGGAAGTTCTCTGTCATCTGGGTCCTCCGTCAGGATACTATCAATCTTCTCCCTCGGGTCAACTTTGATTCTGAGGTCCCCCACCACGTTAAGCTTTAACAGCTTCATCAGGCTATCCAGGTATCCGAACCTAAGACGTAGGATCGGCTCCCCAGCAGGAGCAAGCTCTTTTAGCCCTAAGCCACCAAGGCTTCGGCAAATCGGCCAAATGGCAGCAAGAAACTGTCGGGCCAGATCGGTTCTCACTAAATTCTGGATAATCCAAAGTTTACCCAAAATCTTCGCATAATCGTTGAACAGGTTTGCAATATTGGAAGGAGTGAGTTCTCGCCATTTGATTGGCGTTACTATCGCCCCGCGATACACTACCTGTCCCGCAAATTCTCCAATGATATCCGAGGAAAAGCTTTTAGCTTCGGAAATCGGGACTTCATAGTCCACCAGGATTTGGCGGTATAATTCCGCCAACCGATCCCCGACGATGATCACATCGTCTCCCAAGACCCTGAATGAATCTTTGGGTTGCTGACCAACATAGTACGCGAGTCCGGTGAGAAGTAGGTTATGAGTTAGTGCAAACAATGGAAAGCTAGGACCCAGGCCCATTGCCTGACCCTTTCGAGGGTAGTGATCCCCCCCGTCGTGATCAGAATACACGCCGTGCTGGATTACGTCCCTTATTAATGAGGGAACTCCTAGCCATTGCAATAATCTGACTTGAAGGCTGATGGGGAAATGCCAAGTGGCATCAGATAGATCCACGGAATGGACCCTCTGTCCCTTCCCTAAGGCAGTCCTCAGGAAGTCCACACCTTCATCTTGCCGAAACGTACAATCTGTTTCTAGTCTGCTTAACAAGTCGAGCAAGAACCGCTTCAAAGGTAGAAGCAGTCCCTGAACATCAGGCCTGCAAACAGCAACGAGGCGGGTTTTACCACCGCTCTCTCCTAGTCCTGCCAGATTTCCGCACCAGATAGTTTCAGAATTTCTTCGTTCCCTACCTGCTCGGGATAACCCTTTTCTCGGGTCTGTAGCGGCAACTTCACAATCAAACCTTGCCATCCAAAAGCGGTCTCGACCTTCCAGTCGCCATTGAGCATAACTTCCATTTCTGGATCTACTCAACGCAACACGAGAGGCTGTTTCAAGCTTTATGTCGTGGACGTCATGGACGTACTTAGGTAGGTCTAAAATGCGAAAGGTATATCGAAGCAACCCCTCACACCATTCGATCCGTGAAGCACTAGGTTTAGCTGGGCCAAGATCAAGAAGCTTTA